ATGTGTTCATCACTTAGAAAAAATGCATCGATTCAGAGTGTAATTTCGTACACAGAACCCAAGTTACATACTGGTAAAACATGGTATATTGACTTCACGGCATACGATCCGCTGGAACAGAAAATGAAGCGGAAAAAGTATATGCTGGATGGAATACCCAAGCTGACCGACCGTCGCCGTCGGGCAAATGAAATCATCACCAATCTTAATGTAAAGCTCCGTTCCGGATGGAATCCCTGGGCTAATGTGGAGAACTCCAGGCAATACACCCCGTATATAGATATTATCCAAAGGTATCATATATATTTGGGCAAACTGTATGCAGCTGGTACCATTAAGGAGAATACCCTGAAGGATTATGAGAAGCGCCTGCGGGTATTTGAGGAGTATACAGCCAAACATATTCCGGCCATCGTGTATGCGTATCAGATTGACCAGTCTTTCATCTCTGACTTCTTGGACTACGTGCTGCTTGACCGGGATTCATCGGCCAGAACCCGGAATAACTACCGTACCTGGTTGTCTTCACTCTGTAACTGGATGATGGAAAAGCAATACCTGACTCATAATCCGGTTGAGAAGATTCGACAGCTGGCAGAAGAAGAGAAGAAACGTTCTGCCCTGACGGTTCCGGATATTCAGAAGCTCAAGAAGTATCTCCAGAAAGAGAATCCACATTTCCTGTTCTTATGTCAGTTTGCTTATTACACCTTTATCCGTCCGGATGAAATCTCCAATATCCGATTGGCTGACATCAACCTGAAGGAACAGAAAGTATTTATCGGTTCCAGTATCAGCAAGAACCGGAAGGATGGCATGGTCGGACTGAATGATGCTCTGATTAAGTCGATGCTTGACCTGGGCGTCTTTAATTCTCCCAATGATTATTATCTGTTTGGTAAGGGCTTCAGGCCCTCACGTGAGAAGGTGACCACCCGTGTGTACAGGAACTACTTCAATAAGGTCAGAGCAAAACTGAAGTTTCCGGACAGCTACCAGTTCTACTCTCTGAAGGACACCGGTATCCGTGATTTGGCCAACGCTGAAGGAATTGTCATTGCCCGGGATCAGGCACGTCATGCGGATATTTCTACAACCAATAAGTACCTGAAAGGGGCAGATATGACAGTGCATGAGGAAACTAAACATTTTGAAGGGAACTTTTAAAAATCCGGAGCTGCTTAAATAAAAACAGCTTCGGACTATGTTCATTGTTCTGTGAGATAAAAGATACCTTCTGCTATCTTGTCGATTCCTTTTGATGATATTTTATAGTGTATCTCTTTGCAATAATAATTTTTGTTCCGAATAAGAAAAATCTTATTCAGCTCATAAATTCTGTCTGCAATGAATTTGAAATGATATTCCAAGGTTGTATCAATGGATTTTTTACTCTTGTACACTTGGTTGAACAACCCATTATCACCATCTAATATTAATGAATATGATGGTAACTCCAGTATGGATTGTGAACCGGTCATGGTAGTAGGCTTATTTATGAAATAATTATTATGGCATGACATAGGCATTTTGTCCCAGTACGCTTCTTCGTGCTCTCCTGTTCCCTTGTTAAGTGCTACACAGACTCCGTAATATATGCCGACATATAATTTATCGGGGATGTCACCTCTTACATCTGCGTTACCGTTGATAAGGTCATTGATAGCCTGGCTTTCCGTTTCAGAACGGACTTTTTTTACAGCAGGCCCTATCAAATAATTACTGATTGTCTTGCTGTATATCGAGATGGCATCTACTTGTGCCGGTATGATGTCGAAAGAAGTTTTATTTTGGCTTGCCGTATCTCCTGCATCTCTCAGCCTGTCTACGATTTTTAATCCTTTTACGCTTTCATCGTTGACAGTATATTCTGAAACAACATATTCCAGGTTGTATTCGGTTGATGTCAGCAGGTAAGGTCCGGAGAAGTATTGGTCGTAGTTTGCTTTGAAGTCTCTGTACGAATCTTTCTGTTCTATTATGCAAACCTCGCGTATGCCATCTTTTAGTTTGAGATAGTTGTAATAGTCTTCACTCGGAAGATTGTAGGCTACGTTGTCATACGCATACGAATAACTCGTATCGGTGTCATATACTTTCTCCAGTTCATCCTCTATCACCTCATTGATAAAAATGATACCCGTATTGTCAAAGTACCGGTCCATGTTTACTATATTGTATACGCCATTTATCGGGTCAATGGATACAATACATTTGAAGAATACTTCTATCTGTTCGATGAATTCGTTGATTGTCCAGTCTGGGAGCAAGTCGCCTGGTTTATTTTCTTTATAAGGATTTGTTACGAAGATACGGCACCAGGTGTCGTTTTGCTCCAGCTCATTATATCCTTTTATGAATCCCAGTTTTTGTAATAAGTTTTCAATGTAGTACAGCAGGTAATACTGTGGAGCGATATTGTTTGCTCGTGTGAACGTAATATCTGCACCTACTTCCACTGTATTTAGCACATTGGTATTCCCGTCATCGTCTATATAACTGATGATTGGCGTATATACGGCCTTGTGTTCAGGATAAGTTCCGAAGAGTGTATTAATAGCCTCGCTGGGTAAAATAGACACTTCATCAAAGGCGACTGTCCTTATGCTGCTATCGCCACCTTCATAATTCAACTGTGAGTTGCCGGCTATAATCTGAATCTTCGCTGTATAGGATTCTATTGAAAGTATTACCTCAATGCCATTAATCGCACATAGTCCGTTCACAATCAGCATAGCCTTGCGGTTTTTTATGCGGGTGGTTACATCTAATCGGTTGATATTTTTGTATATCTCACGATTGGCAGGGTCTCGCAAGTCTATTTCAATATCATAGGTATACGAGCCAACTCTGGTAAAGTATGGATTTTCTGTGACAAGTTCGAGTTCAAATTCACTCGGTAACTTCACTTCTTTAGAATCGATAAACAGCTGTGTCATGATTTTATTGTTCGTGTAACGTTTTTCTTCATTTTTTCTACTAACTGTTGCGCTTCATTTACGCCCATTTTACCAGTCGCTTTAGTATAAGTAAATATCGGCTCGTTTAATCTTTTGAGAAGTTTCTCCATGCATTTCATATTTTGCAGCATGACTGCCGTTGATTCCTGGCTGGATGATTCCGCCGTCTGATAGTAGTTGTTAGTTGTCATCCTATTTGTAGGTGATAATACGGCTGATACGTCTTTTGCAGTCAGGCTGCCGATGGTATTGTTTCGTTGTGCCTGGTCTATCAGGTCAAGAACCGGACGGATGGCTGGATTCTGGACTGCGTAACGGTTGGCTACAAACTCTCCGGCATGGACTATTCCTTTGGGTTCGTCATGTCTTCCGGAGCCGGTGTAGCCACCTTCTTCAAAACCATTTATTACAGCCTTTGCCGTTTGGAAGGCTGCAGTGATTAATGCAATTTCGGCTGCAGCTTTAGCTAGTCCGATGAAACCTAAGGTTGCAATATTTTTCATTTGCGTTTCAGCTATGTATGCAATCATCATTTTTTGAAGGCTGTCCAGGATTATTTCCAAGGTTGCTTTCATGAAGTCACCCAGGGATGTTTCGGAGTCTGTAAGCATTTCTGCGAATGCTTCGCCAAACTGCTGACCTATATTCTGTGCGAATGAAAGTTGCTCTCTTATCTTTCGCTGATTTTCTTCGTAATTCTTACGGGATTTTTCAAGGCTTGCCTGTTGTTTTTTGTCAATAATCTCAGCTTTCTTTTCTTCGGAAATTTCAGAAGAAGAAAGTACCTGGTCGTAATATTCATTCTGAATATCGAGTAGCTGCTGACGGTATTCCTGTTCTGATGAAAGTCCGGCATAATGCTTTTGTGTCACACTTTCAATCTCCAGCTGGTACTGTTTCTCTAGGCGGGTAAAGGCTTCTTCAGATGCTTTGTTGGCATCTTCTTCATCCAGCTTGTTGCATTCTTCTTTGTACTTGATTCGTGCTTCGAGAATTTTCTGTTCAATCTGCTGGCGCTTCTCCGGCTCCAGTCCGGCGATGGCCATCATATTCTCGAGGTGACGCATCTCCAGGTCTTCCATGAAACGGGTGTATTCCTGCTGTGTCATCTCGTCGCTGGCCAGATAGGTACGTTTCAAATCGACCAGTTCATCGTGATAACGCTTGTTTTCTGCTGTTACCTGGGGATTTTCTTTGGTCGTCTTTTCTTCTTCTACAACAGTCGGATTCGGATCAGGTTCTTCTACCGTATCTGTCGCATCAGGTATTTTGTCAATGATGTTCTGAAGTTCTGTACGCTGTTTGGAGAGAGTTTCAATAGCCTGTCGTTGAGCTTTAAACTTGCCGTCAAGTCCTTTCATCAGTACTTTTCGGGTGGTCTCGTTGATGTCGTTTCGTTCCTGGATGCGCTTTTTCTCTTTTTCAAATTGTTCGCTGTAGGCAATTTCTTCTTTGGTCAGTTTGTCTTCGATGATAGCCAGTTCTGCCTTTGCATCCGCTTTAAGATTCTGCTTCTGGCGGTCGTTTAATTTGTTCAGATTATCCGCACGCTTGTTTATGTTGACAAACGCATCGGATATTTTTGTCATCTTCTCCAGCTCATCGTTGTATGACTTTTGTTCGTCTTTTGCTTTTTTCGTATTGGGAATAACATAAGTCATAAGTGCTGTGGCAATGGCTGTTAATCCTGCTACTGCCAGTCCGAAAGGGTTTGCCTTTAATGCCGTATTAAAACCACGTGTCGCTACAGTTGCCAGCTTCGTCCACGTTTCATAAAGTTTGGTTGCTATTGTGGATGCGTTTACTGTAACCGTATATGCGGCAATGGCAGCAGTTGACGTAATGATAATGTTTTTGTACTCTTTAAACCAGTCTATTAGCTTAGGAAGAGCCACGATGATTTTTGTCGTCCAGCCGGTAAGCAGTGACAACGACGGGTTAAGCCGCTCCATCAGTTCGATGCCGGCCTCCTTGATGCTGTTGCGATATTGTGCCATTTTAGCCTCGTTGGTGTCGGAGTTGATGGCTGCCTGTTCCATGGCGATGTTCGTATCCGTGACAGCTTCGGTGTATTGGCGTACTTTATCCGCATTGTCTATCAGGATAGTGGCGGCAGAATAGGCTTCCTCGCCGAACATGGTTTGGATTTGTGCTGCTGTCAGAGATTTTTTGTTCAGGTTCTCGAGTGCGGTCTGCAAGCCCACTACCTTCGGGTTGGTTTCATCTGGTCCGGTCTGCAGTACCAGGAAGAACTTACGGAGTGCGGTACCGGCCGGTTCTGCCTCCAGTCCTTTTTCTGCCAGCATCTGGATGGTACCCTGCAGCTGCTCGATGCTCACTCCTGCACCGGAGGCGGCTACACCCGCATTCTTGATGGATGCGGCCTGGGCGGAAACATCGGCTGCACCTTCTTTGGATCCGGCGGCCAGCACATTCACATAGCGGGCTGCCTGGTCAGCTGATTCTCCGTACATATTAAGAGATACGGTGGTGGCCGTTACGGCATCCTTCAGGTCGATTTTGGCCGCTGCTGCCAGTCTCATGGCTTCGATAGTGACGGCGTTCAGGGCTTCCTTGTCCTTCAGAAGCTCCGGTTTCTTGGAACCGATGAGCATGTATGCCTGAAGAATTTCGTCGGATGACTGACGGATGCGCAATCCGGATTCATCCATGGTAGTGGACAGTTGCTCGGCCTGTTTTGTAAGCCACTGGATAGATTCATCATCCAGTCCGGTCAAAGCCTTCAACTCTGCCTGGGAGGATTCCTTGGAGTCGCGGTTGTTGCGAAGGGTATTAAGGGCCATAGATACACCCGTGATGGTGGCTGCACCCGTCGCCAACAAGCCGCCCCATTTAGCAAAACCGTTGTTGAAACGGGACAACCATCCTTCTGTCTCCTGTACTTCAGTCTTTATCTTCTGAAGTTCGGCCGTCACCAGTTTGGCTTGCTGCTGGTAGTATTTCCACTCTGCAGAACCTCGCTTAATATGCCCGCTGTTCAGCTGCCGGTTGATGGCTGTCAGGGTGGCACGAAGTTCTTTAGGCGTGGCTTTGTCGAGGTTATTCATTACCTCGGTAAGCGCTGTGGTATCTTTCTTCAACGTCTTAATCTGAGCTTCCGTTTTCCGAAGCTCGGAAGTGACCTGCTTGATTTTGGATGTATCACCGGCTTGGTAAGCATTTGCCAGCTCCTTTTTTAATCCGGATGCAATCGTTTCCAGATTCTTGAGCTCCTGCTTTGCTTCTTCACCGTTTACGCGGACCTCGACGGTTGCTACCTGGTCTATAGCCATATTATTTTTTGTTTAAGATTACACGAATTTTGTACACTGCAAACAGCACAAAGAGAATAAGCACTACGATGGTGAATACCATGCAGAACTTCTGCCATGTGGTAAGCCTTCTTTCTACTTCTATCGTCTGCACTGATTTTTGAATGATTGTACTGTCTTTTCCTGGAATGAATACCGTATCTGAAGGCACCTTGAAGTCTGCCATTAGGTTGCCTATGGAATCCAGTTTGAACCGTAGACGTGCGTTTTCGGACTGTGCCATGTCCAACCAGGATAGGACGACACGACCGTTCGAGTCGCATTCCAGCAAGGCCCGGATGGATGCGGAATCAGCCGGGCGGAATACCGGTACCAGTTTGTCATGCACGATGATCTGTGTGTGACTGTCTGAAGTAAGGTGCTTCCCGGATTTACATCCGAGAAACACCAAACCACACACAAAGAAGAAAAAAAGTATGATTAAAACTTTCATAACAATGCCCATCCTTTTTCTACATCTGCCATTACAGCCGGAACTCCATTTTCGACCTGAGAAATGGCAGCCGCAAAGGCACACATGGTCGTTTTGTCCTCCACGTTCGGGACGTAGGTTGTCGGTACCTGCATCTCCTGGCATACGCGTGAAATGTAGCCTGATGTGTTGTTCTCGGTTCTGGGTGCCCATCGGCTGATGAAGTCTGCAATCGTCTGGCATCCGTATTTCCGGCGGTAGTTCTGCAGCAGCTTGATTAATGCTCGGTAACCATGGGCCATGTCTTCGAATTCTTCGAAAGAGTTGTCTTGTTTTTTAGATGCAGGAACCTCTCCCTGCCAGTCTGTCGCATCTGAGTTACGGATGTTGCCTGGATTGTTGTTGCGCAGGCCTCGTGGTTGTGTTGTCATAAAAAACTTGCTTTTATAGTTAATAATCATTGGGCGGTTGTCTTTTACCGCATCCTCTTACGTCACACCGTTTTACAATCAGCTTTTGATTCTCTAACTCCAATGTTGTATTTTTCTCCATGAGCTCGCGAATTCGTAGGCGGTCTTCATTCTTTTCCGCATAAAGCTGGTCTATCTTTTTGTCCTGCTCTTGTACTTTAGCTTCTTTTTTTTCATAAAGTTCTTTCCATTCTGCAGCATAACTGGTAATGTTGTCCGTTTCGGCTTTACGAGCAATTGCTTCTTCCTTTCGAGCTGTTGCTTCCTCTTTTCTACGCCGTGCGTCGTGAAACATGAATACTCCTATTAGCGGGAGGAAGATTGAAGAAAGGATACTACTGATTGTATTGACGATATCATTTAAAAACTCCATATTAGGTAAATAATCAAAACTACAATTATAGGAAGGAGTATTCCGGCCAAAATGTCCAGCCAGTCCCATTTCCCACCAATGCTTTTTTGAATATATTCTACAGCACACATTGCTACAAATACGCATATTGCACCGGTCAATGCAGCTTGTAGGATAGTCATGGTGGTAAGAAGAAGGACTGAGCCAATCCAGATGATAAAAATAATGATACCTGCTTTGAGGTGTTTTGGGCGGTTACTAATCTTCAGCCACTCAAACAGATTGGATAAATTTGTCATACTTTTGATTGTTTGTTACTCAAAAGTATGAAGTCATGGAGTAGGGTAAAAAGACATAGTGAAGTAGAATATGGGTAGAAATAACTAGCTAGTAGCCTTATTTCTACTTATATTCTACCGCATTTTAAATAACAACATAATACCTTGATTTTATGGAATTGCGCAAGTTCCGGCAGAACTTAGGACGGCCGGACTGAAGGTTTCCTTCCTGAACTCAGCAGGAAAGCCGGAAAGCTGGAAGTACCAGGGCGGTTCTTGGGCGGTGGCCAGCTTCATTCAGGAATCATCAGGAGGAAACAAGATTTTGACTTGGGTAACTGACGCAGCAACTACTCGTAAGCAGGTGGCAGTAAACGAGCGTAAGGGTGGTATGCAAGTCAGCTATACTCCGGATGGAAAGAACTGGGTAAATGAGCAATACATTGGTGAATATACAATGGATTCAGAATGGGAAAAGGATGAAAACTGGGTAAATATACCAAGTCATGATCAACTTTTAGAGTTAGAAGAGCCACTGCTTATAAATTCAGATATTCAACATACACTTTTGAAAGGGAAGTTTATAGATAATGATGGTAATATCACTGTCGGTACCTCATTCAATATCAAATTATACGATATATCTACTATAACTGAAACCTTAGATATATATGCGTATATTTCCGCGGGGAATTATACTCAATATGCGTTTTACGATGAGAAAGGTACAAGCGCATCCAATCTAATAGGTGTTATTGGTGATTATCCAAAAGGGGCTGTTGATACCGTTTATAAAAACGTTGCTATTCCTGAAAGGGCTAAACAATTAGCTTTGGTATTTAATGCAAATGGTACTCCTAAAAATAGAGGATTTTGTATCAATTCTTCAAAGGAATTTATAAAAGACTTCTCTGAGGAAGATGAAACATCCCCAAAATATATAAAAAACATACCTGATAAAGTAAAAAGCAAAGTCGCTGACTATTTGATGCAAGACGCCAATGCATGTAATTACTACATTACACATTTAGTAAAAGACAAAAATTATACGACTGACATACCAGTAGAGAAAGGTGACACTATATATGTTAGAACAGATGGCCATGGATCATTCTACAGACTTCAAAAATTAGGAGAAGGAAAAGAAATTTTAGAATCAATCTCTAATGATGCAGGTAAACTTAAATTGCATACGTATGTAATAGATGATGAACGTGTAAAATATATAAGAAGCTATATTAATGTAGGAACAGTAGGTTCAAAATACGGATGCTTCCTATATATAAAAAGAACATCTAATAATGATGCGCTGAAAATACTTGAGAAGATAAGTTATTTTTCTCATACGAGCTTTACACATTCTGTTGTAACAGATAAAGATAAAAATAGTTGGTATTTACAATATATAAATAAAGAGATGAATGGAGAACTTGATTTCTCATCAATGAAATATGTTGGATTTATCAATTATTCCAATTTTATTATTCCTAATAGCATATCAGATGATGTTAAATTTATGATTAAAATCAGACTTAAACTTATCAGTTCATCTGATTCTCAATCTGTTGTTTTATCTCCGTATGCATCACAATCAGATTTAAAATCTACAGAATTTAATGTTGGAGATACAAAAGAATTACTTTTTAAAGTTAATATTTCTGATGGTACAGCACATATACAAGTAGATAAAAATTGCAGGTTTGAAGTTGTTGATTTTTCTACATTTTTAGCAAATAGAAATCTAACTAATGAACAATTAATAAAAAATATCGATGAACAAAAAACTTTGTCTGAAAATGTAGAATACGATTTCCCATCCATTGCCCTAAAAGCTCTATCATCAAATAATATTTCTGCTCCTGAAATAGGAGATTATACGGCTTTGGGAGACTCATATACGGCAGGTTGGTCTATAACTGATTCTTCGTATTCTTATGTTAATAGGGTAGGTCGATTTTTTAATCTTAATGTAAATAATCTTGGCGTAGGAGGTTCAAAACCTTTAGGAAGCGATAATTTATCAGATGAAAATTTAGCTAAAATTACCGATAAAACAATACTTGTCACAATAGGAGGAGGTACCAATGGCTGGGTTACTTCAGAAAATATAAATGAGACTGACAGGGAAACAAGTGTAGGTGCATTTAATTATGCAATAGATTATATTGAAACTAATTTTCCAAGAGCCTATATCGTGTTGATTACTCCTCCACGTACAATGTCAAATGGAAATTCATTTGTAAAAACTGCTGCAGATGACATTATCAAAATTGCTAATAATAGAAATCTTCCAGTTGCAGATTTATTCAATAAAATTGTACCTAATGAAAGAACAGCTTCTACTATCATAGCGTCTGATGGATTACATTATACCGATGTAGGTAATGAAAGAATAGCAGGGGTTGTCATAGGAGCTACACTATCAGTTATGTATTAATTTCCAGGCACATTGATAAAATAGGGAGAATAGGCCGGAATCACTCCGGCCATATTTCTTTATTCTTACAATCCATTAGCTAAAAACTGTGCTTGCTGGTAACCTATCTTAGCATAACCTTCTTCAGTCATGTGCAGTTTGTCAGATTTATAATACTGGGTATAATTGAATATATTAATACACTGAAAATTAAATTGGTCCAGAACCGGTATGCCATAATGCTCACAACATTTTTTCTGTTGTTCTACATAATATGAAAATGTTTTCCCTGTTCCATTTGTAGACTCTGAAAATGGATTATACCCGGCTTCACTGCTAAAAAATCTAAGTGACGTAAATAAGTATATTTCTGCCTTTGGATTTTTTTCCAACAATTTTTTAATGCAATAATTGATACCGCCGCATTGAGTTACTAGTTTGCTCTCATCGTATGAATCTAATTCTGTATAAGCACTCCATTCTCCACATTCCCTGTTCCCATTATAATCATTAGTGGAGCACCATAATATGTATATGTCATGAACAGCTGCTCCATCTACTTGTTGTTGAATACTTGTTCCCTGCAGTGAAGAGAAACCAGCACCTCCTACTCCATAAGTAGTCACAGTTACCCCTAACATTTTCTTCCATATAGATTTTGCTGTTTCTGATTCCGGATTAACGGATAATGATCCACCAAAGACTCCTATACTTTTACCCTTATTTTTGCAATCATTTGATAGTGATAAATTATCTCCAAATGATATTATAACAGGTATGTTATAATCTTGTTGCGTAAATCTTACATAATATCCATCTTCAGGTATATTGATTTTTCTATTAATAATTTCTTGACTTTTATCATCTGATAATACACTTAATACAGATTTATCATTTCTATAAATAAGTCCATAACAGTTACCTGTAGCAGGAGTTCCAAACGCACCACTTTTTAAATAAATGGAAGAATTAGGTTCTACTGGTATAAAGTCTGTTACGCCTCTATCTGCTACGGTATTTTCTGCAATAGAGCCATCAGAATTTAGGTATCCATTATCCTTTTTACCAAATGGAAGCGATAGTGAATTTATAATAGACATCTGGATAATATCTTTAAAAGATATTAATGATTTTATGCTTCCTATATATACTTTCGCATCAATTGATTTATCTGACAAGATCAATCTTATAAAACTGGCATCTAAAACGGATACCAATGTACTCTCTGGAATTTCTGTAGCTTTCCCATAAATTAAAGCTCTTATGAATTTTTTATTAGAATCATATAAACATCCATAAGCATTTCCTCCATTTGCTATTGAAGAAACCCCACTTCCAATTATAATTGAAGAACACGTTGAAACATCAAGGTAATCTGTAATCCCTCTATTATAAGATGTATTTGGTAAAATTGAACCGTCTTTATTAAAGAATCCATCCTGTATTGATGGCAATGACAATTCTTTTCCTTTATCCGATAACCCGTCAAAAACACTTTGAACTTTCTCAATAGTAATTTTTTTATTAAGTTCTTCTGACATACTTGTCAGATTTAATTTTGAGTATTGAGCACTTATATCTTTACTTGAGATTGTTAATCTTATATATTTAACTCCATCTGGTATAAATATATCAGCTTGTAAATCATCTAAAGCTGTAGAGTATTTAATCGCTGATATTATATTCTTTGAAGCATCATATAATACAGCATAAGTGAATTTCGCATCAGCAATACTTGCAAAACCACTTAGTAATCTTATCGCTGAAATGTTAGAGACCTCTATGAAATCTGTTATTCCTCTTCTTGTGGAGGTGGAGACACTTCCATCTTCGTTTAAATACCCATCTTGTACTGATTGTGCTTCATACGTCCCTATACTTTTAAATAAAAACATGCTACTAATTTTATTGAAAGTAGACAAACTGTTTTTGCTTATAGTTTCACAATATATTAATTCTTTACCTCCAACCTTTGTAAATTTATTTTTACTCCAAGAACCTCCGCTGAACTCCCATTTCTCAGTGTCCTCGGACTCATTCAGGAAGCTGATGGTAAGTCCGGCCCTCCTAAGTTCTGCCGGAACTTGCGCAATCGCACTTGAGAGGTCGTATTTGTTTGAACTAGATATACCGGAAGTCGGATGATTTATTGATACGTTATACTCGCTTGTTCGGTTGTTGATTGTTGTTTTGTCATAGTAATCTTGCTCGAGCTTGTTTATGTGTTCCAGCATTGCCGTGCCTACACGGGTGGCTGTGTTCTGTTTGTTTGTTTTTTCGTCGCGGATCTGGATGGCCAGTTGTTTTAATTCTTCGAATGTTTTTGTTGCCATAATTCTGAGTTTTTTACGAAGTAAACTTACCGAGTTAGATTTCAAAAAGACATAGTTTTATTTACGTTTGTGCGTTCCGTATAAACGTGATTTGAGAGTAGTGCTGCGTTTGTGGTTTGCTTCCTCTATTTTATCGACAAGCAAGCCGCAGAACTCTTCGCCGTACATGTAGGCCATCTGTTCCTTCAGCACCATGATGGATGCAAAGTAGGGGCGGGAAAACCATTCTCGAGGTTTACGCGGATTGCCGGATGTATAGTATCCACCGGGCTTAGGACCAACTTTGCGAGGCACATTTAACCCGTGTTCCTCACGATAAACCGGGTTTAATATCTCTAAGTCTCCGCCGTTACCTTTGGTATATCCGTTGCCGACACCCATGTCCTGGTATATGCCGTACTCCAGGAACTTGTGCTGGATGGTGGATACCGAGTCGGTGGCAGATATGACGTTATCGCGTATCTGCTGGTGAAGTGAGTAGGTATTAATGACGTGCAGCCTCTCAATCTTTTCACGCCAGATATTCACCATCATTTCTGCCCAGGCTTCCTGATATTTTCTGCGGTCTTCATCGGTAGCCGCCGGCCTGTTTGTGTCTGTATTAGCCATTCCACTCGTCCTCCTTATAACATAAATCTGTGGGTTCGGTCAGCTCGACCATAAAATACAAGCCGGTGCATCCGGAAATAAAGTATTCACCCAGCTCACGGGTGTAGATGCGGGATACATTCAGGAAGGATAAATCCAGGTCTTCGTAGATGTATTTGTCACGGATCATGCGGGAATGGAACTGTCGGAAGAGCTGTCGGCAGATGTCCAGCTTTGCCGCACGCTCGATCATGTCGTCGTAGCGGTAACGAATCAGGAGGAATACCGTGAAGGTGCGCTTCTTGAACCAGCCTCCTCCGATTTGCTCGGTGGCTGCGTCGTTGGTATCGTCGACACAGACGAAAGCAGATTGTTTCCGGAAATTATCGAGTACATCCTGGAGCGAATTGATACCGCTGCAGGAACATGGAAAGAATGAGTTGGCTTTGGCCAGCTTGTTCTTTTCGGTCAGCTCTTTAAAGTAGGCGTGGCCGTCAAAGAATTTACTTGTGTCCATTTTGTTTTGATTTTAGAATTTGAATATCGTGTGCTTTGGCGTCCAGCTCGGTCAGGGCTCGCCAGCAGTCCATCTGCAGGACTTCCTTTTCTTTCGTCACGTCGCCGCCGGTCAGTGCCCGGATCTGGGCGTTCATCGCGCCCATCAGGTCGGGCAGTTCCGGCTGATCAGCGTCGGTCCTCTGTTGGAACGGCTGAAAGAAATGGGGAAAAAGGGAGGCGAAGTACAGTTTGATGCTGCCCCACCAGAGGAATACGGAAACCAGTTCGTATTCCTTGATGCGGGAAAAGGCGGCTTTCAGTGAACCTCTGACACCCGGCTTCTTCTTGTAGAGGAAGCCATACAGGGCTTTGAGCTGGGAAACGTCTTGCGAATACAGGTAGCCTTGGTAGTGGTTTTCACAACAAAGGTAATCTTCGAAGCTCAGGCCGTGCAGCATCGCATCGATGGCATAACGGCCACCTATCTCGTCCAGCCGGACGGGATAAGCGTTGGGTTCGGAGATGAAATCAATCTGCCGGAGGAAACTGCGCACCTGCCAGTCCTGAAGGATGAACCTCAGTTTCTTACGCCAGTTCAGGCGGAAGGTGCAGAGCCATCCTCCTTTCACTCGCTTCCGGACACGGATTCCGGTGAAGCGCATGAAGACGTAAGTCTTAGCCTTGACCGGAGAAAACAGGGTGATGACCAGGAATACGTACCGAAGCTGCTTCTGGTTGAGCTGCTGCCAGGAAGTGGGGAACCGGAAGTCGAGTATTCTACCCCCAAAAGTATGTGGAATCATCTTTTTCATTCTGATAAGTCTGGAAATGTTTGACTTTATAGGCCTCGGAGTCCTTGTAGCTGGTGAATACCTCTACTTTGGATTCCGCGTAGTTCTCGATGCGTTCCAGCATGCTCTTTGCTGCCGACCAGTTCTTTGCGATGCAGAAGCCGATGAACTTGCACATGTAGTCGGCCATGGCAGACTCTTCTTTTGTGAACGCATTGTGCCGGGCCTGTTCAAGGATGTGGTCGAAGAACTCGGCCGACACGTGCTGCCGTATCTTTTCTTCTGCCTGGTACATCTTTGTCCGGAACTCGAGCAGTTTGGAACGGTGTACGTCTGCTGAAGGAAAATCAACGTACATCTTCAGTTGTTTGGCTGTATACATCAGGTTCGGGATGTTGATACGGGCCTGTGCCGTATCTGCCCAGCTGGTACCGACCAGCAGCTCCAGGCATCGGTCGTAGGTATCTTCGGCTGCGTTGGTGACTTGTTGCAGCAGGTTCTTCACTCTGTCGGCCGAAGCTGGGGCCAGATTCTGGTTAGACACCACACCGAATCCGGTGGGAGTCAGTACCAGGTCGAGTTGTGGTATCTGCTCCTGGTAGGTACGCAGACAAACCAGCTTTGTGACCGCCTGCTCGAGTCCGGGAACAGTCTCTAATTTGTCTGCCATATCACCCAGCAGCACGCAGTTGATGCTTTGAAGCGTGTCGTCCAGGTGAGGAGCAATCATATCATACACCTCTGCCGTGGAATGGGTGGCAGAGGAACAAATCTTCTCGAAAATCTCTTGTGAAAATGTGATAGCCATATTGATTCGTTTTAGGATTTGTTTTCAAGGTCTGAAGCTGTCTTCTGTTTGGCGTCGGTGTTCTGGTCAAGGGTGGTGAGCAGCACCATGGGTACATCCGGATACACTTTCTCGCTCCAGCCGTTGTACTCGATGACGATGTTGTGCGGAATGTTCATCAGGTCGTGGAAAGGAATCTCCAGTGCCTGCTTGAGCGTGAACAGCTCGCGCTTGTCTGAACCGGAGTTGTTACTCTGTCCCTTACCTGGTGTGGCACCTACCAGGTTGGGATGGATGTTGTCACCGTAACAGGTGATGTTACTGGCTTCCTGGATGTCTTCGCTCCAGTCGCCGCCTTCTTTGCCGGTCTCTACCACATTGATGCGTACCATCCGGACTTCACGGCCATTCGGGTCGATGTAGTATCCGGTAATCCAAACCTTGCCGCTGTTTTCTATTCCGGAAACAAAGTTCTTGATGTTTTCCTTCTCCTTTTTGATACGCTCCATCTTCTTCAGCGGGTCAGTAATGTGTTCTTCCGCACAGATGTTACTCCAGTAGTCCTTGTGTACTTCGACCTGGTACTTTACGCTGGCATGGTTGCGGAGCTTCGCTTTCTTGCCTTTCCCAATCAGTCGCTTGATGTCGTACCAGTCGCCCCGGAAAATGCTGGTGTAGTAGGGGATGGGGTAATACTGGAATCCGGGTGTGGGGAAGCGCACAAGGATAGCGAATTTACGGTCATCAGTACGGACTCTTGTTTCGCCATCGCGCCCTGGTTCACGCCCCATGAGCACCATCAGGTCGCCCAGCGGGTCGCGCGGATCCAGCAGGCGGATGACTTCGTAGTCTTCCGGACGGAGTGAAGCGTTTTCGCGGAAATTGGCATAAATCACGTGATTGATTTTGCCCCTTCTGGCCTGTTGGAAACGGCAGTAGCAGGCCTCTTTGTGAATGAGCCGGTTGATTCTTTTGCCGTCCCTGGAAAGAATGATGACCGACACGCAGAAAAAGAAATACTTCATGTCTGTAGCCTGCTCGAGTTGGAACAGCGGCAGGCTGTTGTGAATCAGCCAGCGCTTGATTTCGGGATGGGTTGTCGGCTGTCTGGTGTCTACGTCCATGTACTTCAGTCCGGCACCGTAACAGGTGATGACGTTGAACAGCTTGTTCTGACTCATCACTTCGTCGATGCCTATCATCTTGATGATATTAAACGGAAGCTGGTTGTCTTCACCGAAATTGACATACGACATGCCTTTCCGGCCGGGAACAGGCGTAGTCTTCACATTTGCATCTTCATCGAATACCAGGCTGCTGTCTTCTACGGAAGCCATTTCGGTGGCCACGTTGGAAACCTCGATGTCGAATATCTCACCAGGCATGAAGTCGCCGTCATATTGCAGGATTGTCTTGTCCATATTAAAGGTAAATTGTCATGTTGTTAATTTCGAAAAGGGATATGTCGCGGAAGGAACGAATTAAGCCGGATGCCGGGAGGCGAACCCGATGGAGTCCTTGTCGCCAGTGCGAGCCGACGCACACCGCGCCTTTGTATTCCAGAATGTCACCTGTGCTGAGCTTCCAGAGCTTCAGGTTGCAGGGCTGCCCGGACTCGAGCAGTCTTAATGCGTCTTTGATATGTATTACGTTCATAGGCTTTAATTGTATGTGTCATCGAATGAGTCGTCGAAAATGTCCGGAAGCAGACGGAGCCGCTGCTGGTACCGGGATGCGAAGATGTAGGAAACAGTGAAAGCAAACAGTCCGTCGTCTTCATCGCTCCGGCTGGTATTGCTTTCGGTGATGGTTATCGGAATGTCGCCGGATTCATCCATCAGCCAGACTTCGGTAGCTCTTGCCACATCGTCGGCCAGGTTGAACATACCTTCGGGGATGTAACCTGTATTGAGTGTGTGCTTGCGCTGCTCGTCTACGTAATAGTTCTTGTATTGCCCGGCGAAGTAAGCTGCACTCCGGGTCAGTTCCGGCTCTACCGTATCTCCGCCCACAAAGTAGAATGTTTCGACGCATCCGAACGAGTTCCGGAACTTCAGGCCGACGGATTCCGGTTCGTCCTGGTCTACGCGGAAAGTCTGCTTCCGGGCACCGGCCAGGATGGTGTACCGCAACAGCCGGTAGTCGGACTGGGTAAATCGGGAAGGGGATACGTCTATGGAGCGGATACCGTAGTCGGCCACATTGCCCAGTGAACGCGTGGATTTGAGAAGCTGGTTCTGGTCGTTGACGAAGATACATTCTGCCGTCACTGGAATAGTCGTACCTCCTGAAGACAAACTTCCGGTAGTAAGGTAGAGGGTTTCCGTGCGGTTGAAAGAGGTTATTTTGTCACGCCCTGCCAAGGTCGTCAGGAAATAGTTCGTCACGAAATCTACTCCACTGCAGGGGATGATGGGACGGCATAACAGCACCGTGAAGGTCTTGCTGATGGTTGTTTCACTGGAAGCAGATACCTCGTAGCTGAACTGAAGCATCGGTGAACCGATAAGGTAAGGCTCCATGAGGGAAAACAAATCAAGAATGTGTATTTGGTTGCTGGCGTCTTGAGTATAGGTTTCTTGCAGAATGACCGTATTTGCTTGCTTCAGCACAAAGGTTATCCTTTTGTCTGCGCTGATTGTGAAGTTGTCCAGCTGTGAGGACAGGACGAAATCGGGTATATCTTGTGGAATAGTGAGCATAAATCTTTGTTTTTCTCAAAGATACCCGGCTCTGGAAAGGGGTAAAAAGACAAAAGGTGCAGCATCCTCACGACGCCACACCTCGATATAAATGTAGAAAAAATGTAATCATCTAAAAACTCGCAGTCTATCTGCGCTGCATCATCCATGCCGGCCGTCCATCGGGACCGATGGTGAGTTTGTAATTTAACTCTACCAGGGTAGCGGCAATCTGGTTGATGCTAATTTCTGCCATGTCTGACAGCTCATCCTGAATCTGTTGGGATGTCTTGTAGATAACACTGTCACTCTCCTTATCTACCGGAAGATATTCCTGGAAGTAGCGGAGAAGGATATATTTGTCGAATTTGATTTTATCGGTTGCCATGTTCTGCCTCCTTTCTGTCGTTTAAAGCGCGTTGAATTAAATTACTGAGCTGCTCCATTTCGGGACGAGTGCAGCATAGTTTTTCACTTCCGTACATAAGAATACTATACTGTTCGAACAGTACCGCTTCCTCTTCGTATGCCTGGTATTTATCGACACGGAATATAGGTTGCTGTGAAGAGTCGGTCATCGCAAACCTCCTTTCTTGCAAAGTAAGATGGAATAGGCAAACCAGCAGAGGCAGGCAATGGCGGCCAGCCAATGGGTGAATACGGAACAGGTTAGGATACAGAAAGAAGCCAGTGCTTGGGAAATGAGCACAGCCTGGCGGTTGGAAACTTTCTCTTCCATGATGGAGGAGAACAATACATTTTCAAGGTTAAGCCATAACGATATACGGCTTTGTTTTGCCTGATTTGCAGGCAGGGCAATTTGATTTTTCATTTTTGTAGTGCTTTAAAATGAAACAATATGTTGGTTAATTACGGGAAAGGAAACAAGAAAGGTTCCGCTTTCCCGTTGCACTACACCTGAAACAGGCAGTGGGCGCATTAACGCTCCACACGGGGGTCGGAACCTTATAGGTATATAGCCAAAGCTATGGACATAAAAAATGCCCGCAGCAATGTTTATTGGCGAGCCATTGCGCGCCTGTTTCAAATGTAGTGCATCGCAAATATGGGGATTTATTTTGGAATGGCAAAAGAAAAAGCGGAAACTTTTTTATGGTTTCCGCTTTTTATAGAGCCTTTCAGTCATGTTTTCAGTACTTCCTAAGGAGTACTTCAGTACTGCCATGGAAGTACTGGAGTACTTTCAGGGAAGTACTGCGGTACTGGCTAAGGAGTACTGGGGATAAGTTAGTTTAGATTATCATTCGCCTTTGAGGGATTTTACTAATTCGTCTTTTGCCTCTTTACGCATTTCTGCTTCCAACACATCATAGGCTAATAACACATCTTTAATTGCTTTTATTTCTGTATTAGTAAGTTTTCGTGTGTTAGTGTATTTCCCGCTCAAACGCATTTTTACACTTTTACCATTGACCATTTTTCTTAAGAATGCAAGTAAATCGTCATTCACACGAACGTCTATCCATTCCCATACTCGTGTATCATTCTCAGTCTTTTTATCTCTGTATTTATCAAATGGTATATTAAATGTGTTTCCATCATATGAAAGATAAGCGGATTCAAAGAAAATCCAATCTTCTCCTTCATAAGACATCATCAACCTTAACCAAATACTACTCTCATCTTGGCCAATATATATTGATGTATAATTAGTGTTTGTATAATGTCTGAAATATGGGTTTTCATACCAGGTGATGTGATTTATGTCGTCATATTTCTTTCTTAATTTGTTTACAGCTTGCAATCGTTCTTTCTTTTCAGCATCTGCCTTTTCCTGTTGTTCTTTTTCGTATTTGGAAACTAAATCTTTCACCATAGTATATTCCTTGGATTCAGGATGATATTTTTCCAATTTATCTTTGATGGATTTGAGCTCATAAATATCTCCAGCTTTGTATAACTCATCAATGTTTGAGCACAATTTTTCTGGGCTATTTCTGTATCCTTCAAGTTCTGGCATTATCTTATTCAAAGAGTCTCTGAGTTGAGTAACTTCAGATGTCAGACTTTGAATTTTACGCTCCATTTCCCCGTTATTACAAGAAGAAATAATGGTACTACATGTAATTAAAATGAGATATTTTATTTTCATAAGCTAATGATTTGTAAAGTTCGTACTGATTTTTCCCAATTAAGCGATAAATATAAATCCAATCATACTTGTTTATGTCTCAAAATAAATTTTGTTGTTGTGGCTCCTTGGTAGATTCTTTGTATTTCTTAATCATGCCGAGCATCAGTTCATCTCTTTCTATGCCCTGGTTGATTGCTTCAATCATCTGCGGAGTCGTGTTCTTATCTTTCAAGTCCTTCTTGTTCTGACGAAGCTGGCCGCTTGCCCGGGTGTTTAATGATTCAAGTACGATAGATTCTGTAGTGAATTTCAGTTTCCGGTAGGGAGTTGCGCTGGCGTTAATCAGGTCTTCGAGCATTTGGAAGAATTCGTCTTTCTCTCCGCTCTTGAATTTGTTCATCAGGTAATCTGATACTACCACGACGTCAAGGTCTTTGTCGAAGTTCGTGGTTCTGGCATATCCGCCCACATTACCCAGCAGCTGCATGAAGATGTCCAGCCTTCCTGCCATTCCTGGAGAGATAAAGATTTCACGATTGTAGAATGTCAATTCTCCACTGTCCATAAAGGTCTTGAACCACAAAGCATCGTAGGTCAAGTTTACATTTTCTTTTTTGATAGCCATATTCTTAGTGTTTAGTTATTTCGTTCATAATTTCGCATAATTCTTTCTCGTAAATGAGCCGGATGTTCTTTCCTTTGGCATTGAGCTCTTCAATCTTCTTGAGTTTAGACGGGCCGGCACCTTCTCCGACAATGACAATGTTTGTCTTGCCTGATATTGTCGTATTTATGTCTGCACCGAATGATTTTAGGATAGAACCTAGTTCATCGCGGTCAGGGTAAGCGCAAAAGATGCCTGTAATCACTACTTTTTTCTGGAAGAAAATCGTATCCTTGTTTTCTACGTCTTCTTCGGATAAAGGCATCAGGGTGTCATGGTCGTACTTGCGAGCTTCCTTATTTGCCATTACTTCCTTCAGGTTGTAATGTGCAAGGTCTTTCGCCAGGTGTCCCTGGTAGCAAAGGTAGAGCTTTGCACAGGCTTCCGCATCAGCCAGTGCGTCGTGATGGTTGACAAGCTGGATGCCGTTTTCTTCACAGCATGCTTTCAGGCCTTTGCCGTACAGTTCGAGTGTATCGACGTAGTGGCTTAGGTCAATGCCGACCAGGCCATAGTATTTCATACAGCTTCTGAAGACGTTGATGTCTGTGGAGCTGTTGTGACATACAATCGGAAGATCTTCGATGAGGGATTTTAGTAACGGGAACAATTCGGAGAAGGTGGGGGCGTCGGCTACCATCTCATCCGTCAGGCCGTGTACATGGGTGTTACGTTCAGTCCTGGAGTTTGGTATCGGTTTGATAAGTGAGTAGAACTTCTGGCTGATAACCCCGTTGTGGACTCTTACAAGCCCTATGGCGCATACACTGGTCAGCTCCGGTGTCATGGTTTCAAAGTCTATTGCGACAAAATCTTGTGTTTCCATTTGTGTCTATTAAATTTGTTATAAAAATAATAGTCCAAATGTAATAAAATGTTTATTAAGAGGGCAAAAAATAAGCGGAAACTTTTGGGGGAGTTTCCGCTGGAGGATATGGCATATCTAGTTCTTAAAAATGCTGTTTGCTAGATTTTTTGTTGATTTAAATGAATAACCAGATACCATTGTATTATGGTATGACATGAATAAAGCTGAGTCATGGAGATTTTCAAGTATTTGATACTTGATATAGAACTTTTTGGCTTTTTCAAAAACTAAGCTGTTATAGAATAAGATTATTAACTCCGCAGTTGATAGACTTGATTGCAAAAATGCGATGTAACATCGAATACGTTTGTGTAAATCAATCATTTTTCTTCTACGTTCTTCTTTATTATAAGTTCTACAAATGAATCTGATAATGTCTCGTTTGCTCGTATCTATATACTTTAATATATTGTATAAATGTCGGCAATAATGGCCAATTGAAGGAGCATAATAAAGAAAATAGTAGAAATAAACAGCTCGGCATATATCCACTTCGGAATTTTGTCCTTTAATTCGTTTAAAATCTTCTTCTCTTATGCTCATATCCTTAATGATGTCATTTATTAAAATATTTTCCATCACATATTGAGCAGTTGCTTCATCATAAGGATGTGGAATGTTTTTAATATAAATCTCGTCATCAATGATAAACTTATCTCTCATTTGAAATTTATATAAAAGCCTTAAATCCCGTTGTGCGTAGTCGAAAAAGTCATTACCACTGTAAGTGTGGAAATTGCGTTCAAATTTACTTCCATTATATTTTATGTCTCGAAAGTTAGATGAAAGATTTTGTTTAATATTCTGCTGTATATTGAGTAGATTGAAGAATGTATTCTCTAATTGTTTGATTTGTTCCGTATAGCGATTTTCATCTTCAGTCGAAGCTTGACGAGATAATTCTTTTGTTTGTAGTCGAATAGCGGAAAAATAAAGGAAAACTCCAGCTAAAGCCCAGATTGATCCAACAATACCGCCAATAAAATCGCCTACTTGTCCAGTTTGAGCCATATCATCAGCATCCAAGTCTCCCCCAATGCTATATTGAGACCATATTACGCAAATAAAGACTATGCTAATTATAAGCCCGATTATAGTACAGATATAGGCTACGTGCCTAGTCGAAAACTTACGTACACCTGATATGATATAATTCCAAAAGCTTTTCATTTTGTATTCATAAAAAGTCAGCCAGAATTTTTATTCTGGCTGGTATTATTAGTCGTTTATTATTTTTTTAAATTCATCATGGGAACTAGACTGTATCTCATACATTGGTATTCTTAGGAGTTCAGCTATATGTTGTGCATGTTCTCTTTCTATAATTTGCATTTGTTTTATTTGGGAAACATCATAATTTTTTCCATCTCTTTGAAATAAATGCTCACAAATGATTTCTGGATTTTCACAGATGACAACTATTTTCTTGGGATTAATGCCAACAAAAACTTCATTTGGAACTTTTTCAATCTTTCCTCCTTTATTTAATAAACAAAAGTGTCCATCCAGTAAATAAGTTTCATTAGGTTGGATAAGTTTACCTAGGTTCATTAGCAAACGGTCTTGTGTCGCAGAGATATCAGCTACTTGTTTGTTAGATGAATCTGTATTGAAATCACTCCATTTTAATACTTCACTAGCCGATAAGTGGGTGATTTTAAGGTCGGATGCAAGACGTTTGCATAGCGTTCCTTTACCTACCCCATGAACTCCTCCTATAAATATGATTCCTTTGTTCATAATCCTACGAAGTTTAAAGTTGGTTCGCTCTCTTCTTCGATGTATTTAAATGATTGTGGTGCAACGAAAGAAGAGAACATTTCAAAAGGATTTATAGGCTTCTTATATAAAATAGGTTCCTCTATCTGAAGTGCATATCCTTTATCACGCCCTTCGAAATATTGGTCAAAAAATTCTTTGGTTATCCCTGAAACGGCAGAAGTTTTTTCCCATAATTTTTCGGGTGTATCATTTAAAATTGCTCTAACAGAAAACTCACCAACAATCATGCCTTCAGGTTTTGTTGAATAAACTAGAACCTTAGTTACATGTTTAGTAAAAATATTTTTTCTATATTCATATTTCTTTCGTCCTTGAAATATTTCACGGACAAATTCCGGTTTAATCGATAATAAGACTTTCATCTATTTGTCCTCTTTCTATAATATTATTAAACTGTTCATCTGTCAGTTGTAAAAATCCCCAATAAGCATCTCGGGATATACTAACCTCTTCGATCAGCTCTTTTCTTATAATTCTGCGATTAAAAGCCGCATTATATGTCATTTTTATTATCACAGTGTTAGGGTTACGATAAAATTTATTTAGTGTATCTTTATCAAAGATACTGTATAAATTGGTGTATTTGATATACTCATCATAACTTTTAAAATCTTTTGGAGTTTTCACTTCTTCAACAACACAAACAGAAGTTACTACACTTCTATAATCAGCTGGACCTAATTTATCTGACGTACGATAAATAACGATGAGGTCCCCACGATTCATTTGTAAGGCATCTGTCATCCTGCACAAATAAATTTTGTGAATGCTATTTGTATGAGCAACGTCTTTAACAAGCGAATCTTTATCTCTTATTTCCGTATTTAAAATAGAGTCTGGGAATAATATAGTATGATATGTAGGATATATGGATAATAAATATTTTTCCTTTCCTTTTGTATGTAAAAAAGGAAAATCCTTACAGACGTCATCTATATGATTTACCATTGATTTTACATATACGCTTTCAGGATTATCTGGATTGCCTTTGATTGCTTTTTTCTCAAATCCATATTTTTTTAAAAGTTTAATGAGACCTTCATGCTTTTCAAAAATTGTAACATAGATTTCTTCTACTTTTGCATTCAAAGCGTGATGCATTATCATTCTGATAAATTTCTCTCCCACTTTAGTGTTATGAGCTTCTACTTTAAATGTACCTACTTTAAGGCGTTTGGCTTCAGGAAAATTTGGAGTAACGTCTGTTATGGCTTCATCTTCTATTTTCAAGTAAAGGAAAGCTTGCAACGATCCGTCTTCTTTCTTTTGTATGTATGCATTATCTTCACTTTTCTTTTCAAACCATTTTTCAAAACCGTCATAGTCTTCTTTTAGACTGTCAAAAAAAGAATCCCCTAAATTGACTTCTTTAAATTTTACTAATTTCATAATAATCGACTTTTAATTTTGGTGATAACAAAACTATAAAAAATAAACAAACGAATATAAAAATGATTATTAAAAATATAGTTACTATAAAAAGGAACCTCAAAAATAAGAGGTTCCTCATCAATTAGGTCAAAGTAAAGTGTTGAATTAAACAGTGACCGACATTAAATCTTTTGCCAAATCATGTAATCCTCTGGCTATTTTTTCAGCCTGTTGAGGGCGTGGCTTGCTTCTGCCTGCTGCATAATGTGCAAGCTGCTTTTGGTTTATCCCAGTAATAGTTTGTAGAGCAGAAAAAGAGAAAATACCCTGATAATAAAGTAATAGGCTTTGCACGTCAAATTTGTACACAAGCTCATATTCTCCATCAAAGACCGCAGGATATTCATCTCCGTCCTTTTTGGCGCAATCTACATAAAAGCGGATGCTGTCGACAACCTCTTTTTTAAAGTTGTCAAAATCACCAGTAGTAGCTACAATCCACCCAGGGAGCAATTCACATGCACCACTATATCCGTTTTCAGTACGTGCGGTTTCGATAACAACTTTATCCATATAATATTGTATTAAGTTTTCAAATAAAGCGGTCTTATTAAGACCGCCTATGTTGAATTAAAAATCTATTAGAGCAAGCGCTCAGGGTTAAAATTTTAACCCTGATTGCTTTTCAATACTCTTTAGCAAAAATCCCCAAACATCGTCTGAAGGATGACCGTTGACGGTTACTTTTCCTTTCTTGACAGGATGTTTGAATTGACGATGGCTACCTTCTTGATTCGATAGATACCATCCGTCATCCTGCAATTTCTGGAGAATTGCTGAAACTTTCACTGTCTTCATAGATCACTGTTTTAATTCAACAGTGCAAAGATAGTAATTTTACTATTATCTACAAATGAAAACGGTAAAATAATAGTAAAATAGTTATTATTATCGCCGATTTTAGGCGTAGAAAAAGTAAATACCTTATTTCCCGCCGCCCGATTTTGCTTGTGTCAGCAGGCAAAATCGGGCGGCGGGCGGCCGCGACGCTACCCACCTCCCTAAACGCTGCTACGGCCATTTGCAGCCCCTACAGCCTACCTTCGTCCCCGTAGCTGTAATAGCTTCCATCCGTTACTATCACGTGGTCAAGAAGCCTGATATTCATTATTCGTCCCGCTTCCAGCAAGGCATGTGTCAGGCGGTCGTCGTCCTTACTTGGTTGAAAATTACCTGACGGGTGATTGTGGCAGAGTATCATGGATGTGGCACTGCAAGAAAGGGCTTCATGTAAAATCACTCTTACATCTACCTGAGTAGACGCCAGCCCTCCGACTGAGATACGCTGTTTGCGGATGATTCGGGCTCCCTGATTCAGGAAGATAACCCAACATTCTTCTACTTTCAGGTCTGCCATGTAGGGAAGCATCACTTCGTAAACGTCGGCGCTAGAAGTTATACGCTTGTAGTTGTTCTTCCGTTCCTTGATTCGCTTGTATAGTTCAATGACTGCCAGTGCCATATCTCGGCGTGCCGGTGTCAGCAAGTTGCAAATGTCTTCTATCGACACATTGCTGCCGTTCGCTAACATGGCGTTTACCTGATTGCTTGTTTCCTTGTTGTTGGTAAGCTGATAAACTACTTCTGCGTCGCTCAAGTGGCGGCATTCTCCGCAAATTTCGAATAAATCTTTCATGAGTTGTTTATTAAATTGTTAGACAAATAAGGTTTTCGCTAAAAACATTCCACCGATAACGGATGCGCCAAAACTTTCAAGGTGGCAGGCAAAATGAGCGTAGGAGTACCCACGGGTTATCACGTCATCGAAGACAAGCACTTTTTTACCTTTGAAAAACTCCTTGTCGAAGTTGATTACCTGCACGTCGTTTACGTGCTTCCCTGATTTGCTCTCGTGGATTGCCAGCCGTTCACCCTCTACCGTGATATGGCTGTATCCGTTTACTGCTCCCGATAGTCTGGCCACTTCTTCCGAAAACTCTCTGTATCGGATTTCATTTTTTCGCTGGCTGCTGGCTGGGATACAGACAAACACCATGTCACTCGCTGACGTGCCAAACTGCTCACGGATTTTCTTTGCGACAAGCTGGACAGCTGAAACGGCACATTTACCGTCTTTGAATGCCCACACAAATTTTCTCACCTGCCAGTCTCTTGCGTTGGCTTGATACTTTGTAGGCAGGTAGTCAAAGAAGTTGAACATGTACTTTCTGCACTGGTTTAGCATGGATTCGGTAAAGGTTTTCATATCGATAGTTTTTGGAGTTTTATTCTTGAACCTCGAGCCGAGGTAGTGAGCCTTTTCTTCTGCTCTTTCTTCTCTGAGGTTTTTTTATTCCGTCGCCTTTCGCTGTCGGTTTGTTTCGCCTTTTTACACTGCCTCAAAAGGTGTTGCCAGCCGTGAAAGACAAGTTTTCACCGTAAAGCCCGGCCTTGAATACTACCCTGGAAGGGTGGAGATTTTTACAGTGAACAGCGCCTGAACTTGGCATACGGCAGGCAACATTTACCTTTGCAGTGATGAAAAGGCGTAACTGACAAGGGGAGGGGACACCGATGTAAATTCCGAAGAGAAGAACAGAAGAGCAGTAGACACATTCATAGCTTTAGCTATACCACCAGTAGGGAAAGCAATGGGGCGGGTGGGTCGCTGCGTGAACGCTATCTCCAGCCCAGAAAGACTACCGAGTGTCTTTCTACCTTGTTACCCGGAAAATCTTCAGGATTTTTCGGGCGCCAGCAGGTTGTGTGGCAGTCAATTAGCCCGAAAAAACAGGCTTAAACAGGGGGATTTGCTTGGATTTTCCGGCCATCCGAAACGAAAACGGCACACAATCAAACGAATACGTCCACCAAACACCGCATTTTATGCGGAAGTAGCGGAAGCTACCCACCACCGCCCTACGCCATAAACCTAATTAGCACCTTTGAAAAAATCGGAATATGTAACGGCACACCCTTCTACATGCACGGTACACGCCAACTCGCGCACAAAAAAATAGCCCTGACAACCATCTGCACGGTCATCAGGGCTTACCCTAAGAATAAAACTAATTAGCTTATTGAAAACTACATAGAGGATGTCACAAACATATCGAATGTCATCTGGGGGAAACGTTCACAGCCGATACACAGAGTATCGAACGCATCCGAACCGTCCGTTCTCGCCTGAAGCTGCTCTTCTTCTGTCTCTGCCAGCTTTTCACCCCGCTTGTCTTTGCCGCCGTTGTACACGCCTGCAGTCTGTACGGAGATAAGCAGGTCTTCGTTGTTCTGTTCGTTGAAGAAGGGGATGAGCTTAGCCTTTCCGGCAAACATACGGTTGAGGAGCAGCCACTTCTCGATGTGCTTCATCGGGGGACCTATATAGACAGAACGCACCTCCCAACCTCTGTCCAGGAAAGCACGCTCGATGACGTAATGAAAGTCTTCGTCATTGACCGCATAGTTTGAGCCTAAGGCCGTACTGTCGTAATAGAATATCACTTCCTTGCGTCGCTGGTGCCGGTAATACTTGCAAAAGTCATCCACCAGGGCCTCGAGCTTACGTTCATACTTTACCCAGAAAGATTTAATCACCTTCAGCCGGTTCCGGTCCGGCTGGCCGGCTACCAGCCAGTTGATGTTGGCATTAAAGTCAAAGGCGATGCAGATGGGCTTATCCCTATCGAGGTCAGCATCCATCAGGCAGGAAGGCTCCTTGATTTTGTCGAACTGATATTCCAGGCTGTCCAGGTAGCTGAAATCAGTTGCATTGTATTTGTGCCCTTCCGTCATGCTGGAGTAGAAGCCGTCTTTGCTGATACCGATACGCTTGCACAGGATGGCCGTCTGAAAGGTAAGTTGGGGAAGGTCACGCTTCATCTGATTAATGAATGCTTCACCCAGCAGCTGCATGTTCTCAATCGTGGAGAACTCGCGGTACAGAACTGCCACAGAACCCATGCGGCACACGTCACGGTTCAGGGTACGCAGATAATCCTTCAGGTACAAAGGAACGGGTTCTGATTTAGCCTGAAGGTCGCGGATGCGTTTCTTCGTCCGCCAAATCTCATGTACTGTTGCCTGGATGACTTCAATCAGTTCCGGGTCGCACTTCTTTTCGTAGTCCAGGAACCAGGAACCTTTCTTTGTGACCGGCATATCGGAGGTAATCAGCATGCCATGGTGGAAGTAGTGATGGCCGAAATACTGCTTGTTACCACGGTTTGCCGGAAGAGTCTCGTCTTTCAGTTGCTCAAAATCGATGTACTTTGCTTCGTCGATGTCCAGGTAATCCAGTGAAAAGGAGTTGGATGTTCCGGAACGGTCCTGGCTGATGATGTAACCTATCGATCCGTTGTAGAAGGAAATGACATTCTCCCAGTTGTCGGGCTGGAAGATGGGTTCACCCCATCCCCAGGACTTTGGTGGTTTCTTGCCGATAGTCCAGTGTACGTCGCGCTTGAAGCCCCAGCGTTGCCAGTGGATTAGCATGGACGGGATGGTATTGGTGAGGGCACGCTTACAGTTGGCTGCCACAAAGCCTGTGATGCTTCCTGGCATGCGCTGCATGTTGCGCAGGTTGATGGCGGCATGAATCGGACCTTTACCCCAACCACGTCCGGCACAAAGCACTATGTCTTTTGCCGGGGTGAATAGGACCTGCTGCTGGGTGTCATGGAAGTATTCTCTCATGGTTCGGGTGCCTCCTGTGATTTTTTAGGGTTGAAAATGTCGTCTTCGTTGAAGTCGGCATCCTCAAACTGGATGTCCTGAACATCCTCATTCATGTACTGCTTAATCTTATCCGCAATGCGCTGCCGGATGTTCGGTATCGGTTTGATTCCGATAATCGTCGGGTCGCTGTCCGGCTGGAAGGGTTGCACCACAATCTTGTCGTAGCCTAAGTCCTTGGCATCCTCCTTGTCGAGCTGCATGTATTTGGCGTAGTAGTTGTCACAGGCTGCCATCGCCCGGGCGTCCTTCATGCGCTTGGCCATCTCGTAACTCTCTTCGTTGCGTTGGATGAAGCGGTAACGATGGTAGTCCTTGGTGGCCTTGTTCAAATCACCCAGCAGGTATTTGATGATGCGGATGTCTTCGTAGGCAGCTGACTTCTGTATCTGGTATCGCTTCTGAAGCTCGAGCACTATTTCCTGTTCTCGTATGCGCGGGTACTGGAGCCAGTAATTATACATGTCCCGAAGCCGGAGCAGACGCTGCTGGATGACTTCGGGAATGTTACGCTCTCGCATCTCGTCGACCGAGGCGAAGAGGTTTTCTTTGGCAATATCAATCGTTGCGGGTAATGGCATAGTTATAAATCTTCGTCGGAATCCATGTCACGGATGTAGGAACCTACAAGCTGCACCGCCAGTGGGCTTCCGGCTTCTGCCAGCTCCAGCTCGTTTTGCCGGATCTGCAATGCCCGTTCGGCTTTCCCTTTGCGGTAGGCTATGCTGGCCGGATGGGACTTGTCGGAAATGATTTCTCGCAAACGGCGTTCGTCTACGTCCATCAGGACTGCAATATCCGATACAGGGGTGAGCATCGTGGCAAGTTCTTTGATTCTGTCAATCTGTGCTGAAGTGAATTCCATTGAGGTGTATGCTACGGGTATTAATAATCTCTGAAAACTGGTCTCGTAAGGTAAGGAAGAGGTCAGGCTGCGTCGTGATCATCGCACATTCGGTCCGGTTTCCTCGCGTCTGGTTCTGGCTGGTAACGACTGTAACCATCCAGCGGTCGTTCTCGATAAGCAGTACCTTGGAATGATTCTCCGTGAGGTACACGTCATCGAACACGGAAGACATAAAGGTGTACAGATTTACAGTCTTCTTGGCTGCCTTCAGGTCGGCCATCAGGACAGAGTGAAGAATCAGCTGCCGTTTTCGGAGGGAGAACAATCTGCGCAAGAACTCCTCGGAAGTAGAGAAAGTGGACACGTAGACTTTAGCCGGTCCGGTCTGTGACAGGATGAACTCGAGGACATCAAAAAGCTGAAGCCGGTTATCCAGGTACGCCTGTAACGGCACATCGGATAACGGCTTCAGCAATCGGTTTACATGTTTCATGCTTTCAACCCTAATTCACGTAAGGCATTCACCTGGTCTTCTCCTACGTTGTTTCCGGTGGAGATAAGGAAGTCGTATCTCTGCTGCACTTTGGCCAGCAGCTTCTCGTACTTCTCCTGGTCTCCGGATTCCTTCAGCTCTGCCAGTTTCTTCTTGTTGTCTGACAGATAGCCGCGGGCTGCGCTGACTTTTTTGGCCATTTCAGCAGGGTCTTCAGGTGATTCACCTTCTGCACCGCCGGCACTCTGAGTGTCCGGATTGAAATGGTCGTACTTGTTCATGTTATCCCGATATCTGGCATCCAGCTCTTCCAGTTGCTTCAGGTATTCGTACCTGTCGCATGGAAGAGCATCCTTCATGGTTTTCAAAGTCTCAAAAGTCTGCTTCAAGCGGAAGTAGATGTCTTTGTTGTCTTCCCACAGCTGACGGATCTCTTCGGGTAGTGAATCATGATCCGCGCGTTTGCCTTTGGCAATGGTCGCTTCTTGCGGTGTGTCGCCGTCAGAACTGATTTCAGGCTGGAAGGTGGCCAGTGTTTCAGCTACGGCCGGAACCAGCTCTTTGTCCATCTTGACCACGTCTTGAATCGTCTTTCGGTCCAGGCGGATGGCCAGGTGTTTCTTCAGCTCATACTCAATCTTGCTTGCAAACTTCTGCGGATTGTGGGAAATATTCTGATAAAGGATGCGGTTACGGGTCAGCTTGAGCACCATTTCCGCACCTTTCATCAGGTCACGCTTGGCCGGCTCCGTATTGAGCCAGCCTTGCATGTTTATGGTTAACTGTTCATCTATGTACATAATTGTAGCCTCCTATTATTATCCACCCGGAAGGATTGCGCTACCATCCGCTCCGGAGATGTCGCCATCTTCTGTTTCGATTTTACCTGTGTAGAACGGTGACGGGCAAATGTCCGTACACTGTGCCGTGAGGGTAGTTCCCGCTGTACCTGTTTCTCCTTCGCCGGAGGTCTGGGAGATTGTTGTATCAGGATCATAAGCTTCTGAACCTACCACGCGAAACTTTCCGTTACGCTGCTGGCACAGATAAATCATCTCATCATTATTTGCCTGTCGGCAAAATCCTGATGCTTCTTCGTCTGTACCTGCATATAACAATGTGGCTTTGTTAAGAATCGTTTTGGAAGGCTTTTCACCTTGCGAATCAGAGGTAATGTTGGATTTGGTGGTCAATACCTCCAGGTACTGCCATTTCTTGTCTGCCGCCAGCACAAAGTCGCCTTCGTATGTGGCTAATGCTGCCATGCTCTCCGCTCCGTCAATGTCAGGAAGCACCGGCCATTTTTCAATCCAGCTTTTCGGAATGAAGAAAACCTTACGTCTGATACCTGGCTGCGAGGTCTGACCTGGACACCAGGAAAGGGATTCGTACATCCCTTTGCTTGTACAATCTACTGCCATAATTTACCCTCCTATGCCAGCGAGAACCGGAGTTGTACCGTCGATGGTACCCACCAGCAGACGCTCTTTAGAAATTGTTTCAAATTCAGCACCAAAAAACATGGTAGCAACAAAGTCAAGTTTGAATGGATGATGCTTTTCTACCAGAATCGTTTCCTTATCAGCACCATTACCGTAACCAACAAGCATATTACTTTTTGTAGTAAGGTGAATGAAAGCGGAACCGGCTTTGTTAGCCAGAGGAACCAGCTCACATCTATTGTTAGAACTTTCGAGAAACGTCTTCTCAAATGACGTATTATAAGGAACATGGCCAACGGTAGCCTGATAATCGTCTACATAGTTGTCATAAACACCCTGAGGAATAAACAGTTTAGTTTGAGTTTCTCGCAACACAGGGTCGGCAGCACGGTAGAATTCCTTTAAAACATCCACAGCATTGTCTTTGCTGATAGCCTCGATAGTAAACATGTTTTTAAGGTCTGCAGAAATCTTGGAAGCGTCCATTTCTGTTTTTGTAATGGTATCAAAACCATTAAAAAGGTCTTTTGATTTTGTTCCACTCTCATTACGTTTAGCAGACCATAAGACAGCATTAAGATTAGCTCCGAGTTTAGCAGAAAGGAAAGCAAGAACCTGACGGGTGATGTCGACATTCTTTAAAGCTTCCCCCTTTGAAATCAAGTTGCCATAAACTGTTTGCCATACAGAGTTCGGGGAAAACTTTTTCACTACGCTACCTAAGAAAGTCTCTAATGTACGCGGATCAATGGATACACCATTTTCATCAACACGCCCTTCATCATACGGCCCGAGTTCAATGTCACCATTAACTTCACCTACAGTCTCTTTCCCTATAACACCAGGTCTCTGAGACATGTGCTGCAAAGTTGAAGCCATGGCAAGAACAGGCATCATAAGCAATTCTTTTCTATACTTGACAGCCGACTTGGCAAGCTGTTCATCAGTAATCTGTACGTAACCTTTTGTATCTGCCATATTATAACAATTCTTTTACGTTGTTGAACATTTCTTGTGCTGTGTTGAACTTTGTGAGGTCATCATCCTCACCTTCGTCACCATTAATGTGAGTGGTATCTTCACCATCGGTCTTTTTCAGGTTCTCATTCTGCTTTTTCAGCTCTGAAATCTGATTGTCTTTATCAGAAGATTCCTGTTCCAGATTGGTGATGCGGTCATTGAGGGCCTTGACCTGTTCTTCGGTAAGCGTTACCTTACCATCCTTGTCAACTTCCACACCCTCGATTTTCAAGATGGAATTGACTTTCTGATAATCCTTTTTCATTTGTGTTGTTGAATGATTGAGTGGTTTATTTTGTGCCTGTGGAGTATCCGGCTGGTGTCCCTTGAATAATTTGTTCACGAAATTGTTGAACCAACTGGGGGCTGTTTCTGCTTCCGGACTTTCGGTCTTGTTCTCCATCGAAGGCAAAGCCGGGAGATGGAACATGTTGAAACGGGTCTTCATGGCATCGTCGAAGTTCAGTTTTGAGCCGTCTTCTACGATTTCGTCAATGAATCCGTATTCAAGTGCTTCCTGGGCAGTAAGCCAACGTCCTTCTTTCAGGATTGGAAGAATGTCATCCACTTTTTTCTTGCATTTGTTGGCGTAGAGGTTGGCCAGCACCAAGTCCATCTTGTCATTCTCCAGCTTGTTAGCCTTCAGGTCGTCGATAAGCTGCTGAATCTGGTCGGCATTGTAGTTGCCCCATGCATCCACCCAATTTGACACCTTATGAATAAGGTAGAATGCATATCTGGACATGCAGGTTTTCTTGGCACCGGTAGCCAGGATGGTAGCCGCGCTAGCTACGTATCCATACAGGTAGCAAGTCACGTTGCCGTGATCAAGAAACTGCTGCCGGATGTCGAGCGCATCGTCCACCGAGCCACCGAGGGACGATACACGCACATTGACAGGCTTGTTTTTCAAACCTGACATCTGGCTTCGGATATAGTTCTTCGAATATCCCCAAGGACCGATGTGTGAATCAATACTAATACTATAATCCATGTTGTCGAAAATTAGTCTACGCAATATTATACCTTATATATATTGCATAAAAAGACTCTAATCTAATATGGCAAGCATCGGAATAGGGGAGGTCAGGGTTACTGTGACGGTAACACCTGCCCGTCCGCTGGCTGCGGACGGAAAAGTCTCTTCGTTTTGTATGACGGGGTAGGGCTTTTCGGATGAACCAATCAGGAACTGGGAGCCGGTGACGGTTGTTACCTTGAAGCAGAACTTTTTGGCACCAGGTAGCAGCTTCTTTGACCGGAACATGGTGAGTTTGGTGGTGAAAATGCGTTGTTTGTTCTCGATTTTGTCGGAAATCTCGACTGAACTCAGCCCGATGGTTGAAATTGGGCTGAATTGCTGGTAGACATTCAGCCATACTCCCCGGTCGGCTATGATGTCTGAATGCTGAAGGTGATAGGCCTCGATGCATTCTACTTTTCTAATGTTCTGAATCAGATGTACCATGATTATCGTTATTGGATTATGTGTGTTCGGTGTTGTTTGGGTTTGTACAAAAACGGCCTACTCATCCGAGTGTTTTCTGGTTAAAGAACCTAAAAAGATACCTCTCCGGCTATAACTGGTCCTCATGCGGTAGTATTTCTGTCTGACAGTCTCTGAATAGTCGTCATCGATGCCGTGCATTTCACACCAGGCAGCGATGGTCTTGTTCAGGCCGCAATCGCGCTTGGTCAGGTCGCTCATCTCATTCCAGAGGTTCGCCCGGAACAGGTCTTCGATGGTCTCCTTTACAGCTGCCTTGGCTTTTTTGCCCAAGTAGTTATAATATTGCGGCGGTTTGGCTTTGCTGTCGGGAATAACGATAGCTGTCAACTCGTCTTCTGCCATTTCCGGCTGAACTTCCGGTGGTCTTTTCCGGAGGAAACGGCGGATAACAGCATTCTCATTACTCTGCGGTGGAAATACCACCGGATTTCCCAGGCTATTGTGAAGCCATTGCTTTAAATAAGGCTCCAGTTTGATATAAAACACAATGTGGCTCATAATGAATTGATTATCTATTACAAATATAATATATATATATTACTTTTTAGATAAATAAATTTGTCATTAATCTGCTCCAAAAGCAAAAAGTATATTTCCAGATATGACATACTTTTTGCCTTCTACACCTTCTACACTTTCTACAAAAAATAAAATATACTGGTAATCAATAGTTTATAATTTTATAAGGCTTCTACAATTGTAGAAATTATGTAGAAAATGAAGTAATTTGTAGAAGGTTTTAACAAAAACGGCATTTTGTAGAAGGTTTGTAGAATGTATGTAGAATATATAAATATCTCATTATTAACATTGTAGAAGGTGTAGAAAGTGTAGAAGCCTTTTTCACCCCATTTGAAAAGGGTGAGTACTGCTCCGGGCATATAAAAAAGGCGCAGCGTCCTCACGACGCCACGCCTTTCTACAACTCTAAAACCATTTTTATTACTCATCTAAATCATCACTTGTAGTCTCATTGCCTTCCACCTCTACTTCGAGGTTAATATTATAAGTATCCTTAATCATCTTGTAATCGAAACACAGGGCAATGTCCGGTGTCGAGGTCTTTTTGTAGGATATTCCTCCGGTGGGAGTCGTTTCTATTTTCTGAACTTCCACACCACGCTGTATGTTTTTGAACCGGACTGAGTTCTTTTTACCCATGTATTCCTTGGAGTTCTCCAGGTAGTACACCAGCGAGCCTTCCGGAAGAATTGAATCGCCAACCTGCTTGCCGAACTTTTTATACAGCATGAAGATGCGGTTCTTGCGCATCATCAGGATGGCCTTGGGTTCCTGGTACTGCTGTTCAATCTTTATCAGGTTACTTTTGAACTTATTGACATATTCTATACGGTAGTCACCTTCGATAAATATCTCACCATCCTGCTGCAGATAAGATACCACATTCCAAAAGTTGGCCAGTTCATTGTTGCTTTTACATTCTGCGTTCTGACGTACTATGCCATCCAGGGTAACCTTGCGAATATCCTGGTATGAAAACGGCAAGTCAAGCACACCCTCGAGCGTTCTGAAGGCTGCCAGTGGTATGATCCAGTTACGCAAGATTCGGTCTTCCACTTTCTCTGCCCCCAGTCCTTCAATAATGTCAGACAAACAGGAATGAAAGTTGCTGACGAACTGTTGCTCCATCTTGGCCCGATGACGCAATATCTGAAGGGTCAGGTGTGACAGGCCTCGTTTGCGAATGTCTACCAGTTCGCTGTATCGTTTCTTTTCCGCATCGGTAAATTCTGATTTGGAAAACGTCAGGAATATAAGTCTACTGAAGAGAGCTATATCAGCTGTTGCCATCTCCTGTCCGGAAAGGATGACTCCTGAGTCAACGGCTGTTATCTCACGCTTCTTGTCTCTGTCCATGTTGATACGGCTGCGCCCGGCTCCATCCCATAAACCTTTCAAGTATTCGCGTTTGTCGATGTCAATGTTATTTTTAAACTCATCAATATGTACCAGGGCGTTTGAACATTGTGCTACCAGTTCGGCCAGTGCCGGGATAGTGGCATTCTGAATGTTGGGAGGTGTGTTGTCGATAATGAACAAGGACATCAGGCTGTGACCGAGCTCTGACTTTCCTGAACCTTTCGGTCCGAACAGGTTCAGGATGGGGAAGCTCTTAGTATAACCGGTAATCACATCGCGGAACAATGTGGCCAGGAGGAAGCAGATACCCACTTTTGCATTATCTCCGAAAACTCCTACCAGTTTGGAAAAGTAGTCTCTCATGGAGATGCCGGAGTAGTTCAGGTGGACAAATCGTCGTTCGAACTGGAACAGTTTGTCATCATCCCGGTAAATCAGACTGGAGGCCGGAAGATAGTAGTTTCCTTTATCGCCCAGGCGAACAATGCCATAATCGTCTACCGGGTGCCATTCGGTGTCAAATACTCCATTGCCGAACGCATAGAATCCTTTGCGTTGCCACCCTAACTGGGTAATCTCCACTGCGGTTTCCGTCTGTTCATAAAGATACATCTTCAGGCGTGTCATTTCTTTTTCGGTAGCCAGCCAGATATAGTTACCCAGTCCTTCGACCTTCTGTTTGAACTTTGACAACGACACCAGATCTTCTTGCTTCATCTCCACGATTTCCTCCTGGCGATTCTGGTTCTTGATGCGGTACAGTCGCTTGGGGTTAAGAGAGTCCTTGATGTGAAACATCGGTTGCATCACGAAGTTTGACCACTGATATTCTTTTCCGTCGTTGGTCGAGTAATAACAGTTGTTGGACTCAAAGAATCCATATTTGGCCAGTAAATCCCGGTTGATGGTCTGTGTCTTGTCTGCCCTGGATTCGGAAATTTTCTTCTTTTCACGGTTGATGGCCGTAAGCCAAAGATTCTTATGGTTATAGATTTTCTTCAGCTGCTCCAGGTACATTTGTTCTTTGACTTCATCGCCAACCATGGCCACCATCTGGGCAATCTTGGATACGGCTGAACTTTTGTCTTCGGTGGTACCGTCAGCCTTGAAGGCATATCCGGCATACCAGGTGATGAAATCTACTTCGTCAAGGTCTTTGAACTTGGTACGGCTGGTACAGTAAGAGTCCGGATCATTTTTCGTATTTCCTTCACCACATGGAATCTCCTTTACGGATACGGAGAAACCGCACTCCATAGCCAGTTGGCCGGACTTGATGACGGCTGCTATTCCGGTACCGTATTGTTCGCCTGGTTTGATGGCGTCCGCGTCCGGAAGAAAGCAAAGGGAAGTGGCATACCTTTTAATCTGGTAGAACTGTTTCTTTGTCCAGGCAGCACCCAGCGAGGCAATGGTGTTGTTTACGCCGATGGACTGCAGGCGCATTACATCGGGGGCACCTTCCACGCAATAAAATTTTTCTTCTTTGGCAGCCTGCCTGATGGCGTTGTCAATACCGAATATGCTGTCGGACTTGTCATATATATCGCTTTGGCAAGAATTGAGGTATTTGGGGGTACCATCTACTTCGCTCATGTCGCGGGCAGTCCACCCGATGATGTTCCGGAACCGGTCGCGGATGGGTATCATGATACGGTCACGATAGAAGTCATAGTACCCGTTACTCTCCTTGCGCTTCCGGATCAGTCCACACTCTACCAGCAGGTCGGCAGAGTATCCGGCCTTGATGGCTGCGTCTGCAAAAGCGGACCAGTAAGGAAGTGCATAACCGATACCTTGCTCCTGAGGATATTGCTCACCCCATCTCTGTTTGATTTTGGCCCGTGCAGCGTCAGCTTCTGTTTTTTGCAGGTTCGCAAGAAAGTATTGAGCTGCAAATTCATTTATTGCGAACATGGACGCACGTTTGCGAATAGCCTTTAGCTCTTCCGGATTTTTCTCTTCTTTCTTGTCTTCTATATCGATGCCGTATTTGTCGGCCAGCCAGTGACACGCCTCTGGGAAGTTCATGTTATTTATTTTCTCCACAAACTTAATGACGTTGCCACCTTCTTTGCAAGCACCGAAGCAGTACCATAAGCCGCGTGCCTGGTCTACCATGAAGGAAGGGGTGTCTTCCTGATGGAACGGACAGCATGCCTTGTATCTGATTCCGGACCGTTGCAGCTGGACGAATTGTCCTACTACGTCTACTATGTCGGCACGGTCAAGAATCTTTTCTATGTCTGAGTTGGAAATCATGTTTTAGAGTGTTTTGGATACCGGCAAATATCAGGTATTTGCCGGCTTTATAAAAGATAGATTAGAAGTGTATGTCATGGTCACGCAGACGGGTATTGTTGTTGATGTTGTAACAACGTCCATAGCCATCCCATCGGACTCGTTTTCGCCGGGGTGTATTTTTTGAAATACCGTTATTCAACGATTTTCGGCATATTATAATGTAACCGGTCACCTTACGTACCAGCATGTCAGAAGTGTCAATACTCTGTTAATTCTTATGTAATCGATTGAAAATGAGAGAGTTAATTAACGT